CCTGAAGTTACAGTAACCACCGCAGAGTTATTGACAGTAGTAACAGTTTTAGTAATAGTCCTGCTGTCATCAGCAATAATAAGTATGAACCTTTCATCAGTACTCCTGTTGTAAACATAAACCCAAGCTTCATCCCATTTAATCGTACCTACTAAAGTATTACCTCCTGAATTCTTAGTAAGAGTATCAATCCTTTTTACTGGAACTGATCCAAGTCTTTTCTTAAGACCCTCTACAAGATCACAGTTAGCGTTCTCAAGAGTATTAGCAAAGCCTGGTAGAACAAAGCTATCTGCTTGTTGGTTCACCCCTTTATTTAGTGGACCAATTATCTGACTAAAAAGTTCTTTTGACATTAGCGGTTGAGAATATCAGGACCAAAAGTAGTTCTTACACGACCATCATATAAATCATCAGGACCGCTAATAAAGTTATAACTCTGTGCCATGTCTTCAGTACGTTTCAATATCTGTTTTGCATTCTCTTCATCTTCTTGAGTATAGGCTTCTATGCTAGTTGAAGTAATAGCTCTGTTAGAGAATATCCTTCCAGCTCTAATCATGATGTAACGCTTACCTGTTTCAGGTATATCATCCCAATCTAATTCTTCTATAATTTCAGCTACTAAATCTGTAGTACTACCAGTTAGAGCTACACCTAAACTTCCTCTTAAATCATAAGAGTTCTTAACACGATCAAATAACTTTATACCTCTTAATACAAACCGTTGGGTTGGATAAGATACTGGATTAAACCGTACAGCAAGAGTACTGCTAGGAAGAGAACTATGCCCATTAGCATCTAAAGGTATGGAATCATACATCATTGTGTTCCAAGACCAACCTTCGCCTTGGACTTCTTTACTTATCTCATCAAGAACACTATCTGCAAGACTAGTGTCACCAGTTAGAGGAGCAACCAATGAGTTAACTGGTGCTTCTCCAATAATGGATAGAAGAGTATTTACTGCTTGTAGTTTAGTAGTTGCCATATTTAAACAAAAAGGGGAAACTTACGCCTCCCCTTATTGTATTCGTAATTAAGGAATTAATTACCAGCGGTTTGTACCGTCATGCTTGATGCTTACGCAGCAGTCGGGACGGAGTACACCGTGTCCAACAGCATAAGAAGCAACCATCATGGTGCTCTGAGTCATCGCTTTGTACTCAGAACCAGTCATCTGCATATTCAGATCCTTAAGAGCTACTGTACCCACTGCTTCTTTGGTGAAGCAAAGAGCGAACAAGTTAGCAATACTTGAAGTGTTGCCTTGCTCATCCTGCCAGTAGTCATTAGTACCTGCGGCTGCAGTACCGTCGGAGCCGTCGTTACCATTGATGTAGTTAGGACGCTCACCACGAGTTGTAGCAGCTTGGTTAGCTTGTCCAACGTAGCCCTGACGAGCTGTGTTGTAAGCGTTATCACCAAGATGGTTAGATACTTGAATATCAAAACCTGCAACACTAAGAACTTTGTTCCCTTTGAAGGAGCCATTCTCACCACCGCCGGAGTTCCAGTCAGTGTTGATTGCTCTTGCAGAAGAGATCAAGTCATAGTATGCGCCAGGTCCAACCACTGCGACACGACCCTCACGAGGAGCGTCTTTCTCGTCAAGTGCTTGGCAAGCTTGGTAGAAGTACTCAACAATCTCATCACCACGAGTAGCACGAGTTGCGTTAAGAGTACCTGTTGTTAGTGCAGTTCCACCTGGGAGTGCATTCAGAACGAATAGACGCTCTCCAACCTTGAATACTGCATCAGTACCAGTACCGATAGCACCAACAGGGCTGATTGTGAATACAGCGTTACCGTTTGTAGGAGCTGCAGTGATAACACCGTAAGCACCTGAGTCTTCACCATAAACACTTTCACCAACAGCCCAGTATGAAAGCTCAGCAGTTGCGAAGTTAGCGCTTATAGTTACAACACCTGTGGCAGTTGCAACAGAAGATACAGTACCACCTGCGATTTGGAATCTCTTAGAATCCCAGTCCTTAACACGTCCATCAGACTCGGAAGCTGTTAGAAGTGTGCGAACTAGACGCTGGTCATAAGCCCTTGAAAGTGCTCTACCCAATTCTTTTGAGTATATAGACCTAACGTCCCAGTGGAGTTTGGCTTCATCTAAATCATAGATCGAGGCATCTGCGATGAGTAGATCGTCGATTGTAATAATCTTTGATCCTGTCATCCCTTTGTTGCCTTGGCCTGTTATCCAATCGCCTGGGCGGTGGTAGCGGCTAGAAAAACGACCCGTGATTGGGAACTCAGCGGATTTTCCCGATGAGATGGTACGCTTTTGGGTTAGATCTTTGAAAATAGTTTCTCTATTGAAGACCGTTAGGACTTCTCCAGAGAAGATTTTCATGAAATTTGCATTCTCCTTTTCGTAGTTACCAGCAGCAGAGTTGGCGTTATACTGAGCGCCATTAATGCCACCTAACCTGGAGATGCTCGAAAAATCTGGCATCGATTTAATAGTTAAAATGCTTAATGCTTAGTACACCACTGCTGTTATCTCCTCAGAGGCAACAATATAAATACTTAAGCTTCTTTAATATTAGCTTATCTAGGTGTTAATACGTCACTACGTCCTAGCTTTTCTTCTATATCCTGTGTATAAGCAGAATCTTTAAGATACCTAGGATCACTCATAGCTTCTACAACTTCTTGATTAGAGCGAAATACATCAGTACTACGACCTGTTAGTTTTCCACCTATTAAGTCTGGTTCAGAGCCATTGTTTTCGGTATAAGCAAACGCCATAGATTGAAGCGCATTCCTTGCCCTGAAGTAATCGCCACTAGCAACCTCCCTGTTATAGACGGTTAGCTCATCTTCATTAAGTGCTCCTTTAGCCCACTCTTGTATTTTGGAGAAGGCATCTTTACCTCCTACACTTTCTAAAATAGCAGCCTCTTCTTCCTGAGTAATAGGACCATTGTCTACATCATCAACCTTCGCCTCAGTCTCTTCTGTTCCCTCCTTAGATTCCTCTTCAGTCCTTTGATAGCCTGCACGGTCTCCAAGTTTCTTTTCAAGCGCTTGGTAAGCTTCGAGGAGGTCGTCCGCAGTTTTGAATTTACCTCCGATAAGTTCTTCTTGAGGTGGTTGCTCTTGAGGTTGTTCTTGATCGCCCTCTTTGAGAATTGCGAGATCCGCCTCGTTATACGGCCCAGTTTCCTGTGTACCTGTGCCATCTCCAGAATTTAACTCCATAATTTAACCAACACGTAGAGATAAGTCAGGGCCTATTGTGGCACGTTTCTGACTTTTAATAGCATTCTTATACTCCTCATAGATATGAGGCTTCTGTTCTTTCAGTTCTCTGATACGTCGTTCAATCTCATTCTCTGGTTTTGGAGGTGCAATGTCTACCTCCTGTGTAATAACAACTTTAGGCTGCGCCTTGTTGTTGTTGTACCTCTTGTCCCGTCCTGATTGAGTCATTTTCTGCTTTGATAAGGGCTGCTTGTTTTGCAGGATCATTTTGTGGGTCCTGCTCTGCAGCTTGCTGTTGCATCATCATAGCCTGTTGCTGTTCCTCTGCCACTAGGTCTTCTTCAGATTTTATAAGCTTGTAAGTATCTAAACCATCAGAAGCAGCGAGCCTTGTTATAAGTTCTTGATTATTAACAAACTTACTCATAACCTCAGGACCTAAGGTTTGAGCTAGGGTTTGAATAAATTCAATTAGTTTAACTTTGTCGTTACCTCTACCTAAAGCATCTAGTCCAGTCGTAATACGAGGCTTAACTATATCCTTCGGTAATTTCGGTAAGCGACCCTGACGCTCCATCAGTGCCATCTTCCTATGAACCATTGGTAGCTGTAGCTCAACACTGAGTATGGAATAAACCCCGCCCAATCCTGTCTCCAATTCCTGGGCGATCATTCTGATCTCTTCCGCTGTAACTCGGTCCCGTCCTTGAGTACCAGCTTGGATAGCACTATTCAATAAGAAAGCAAAACTAAGTCGTTGTTCTATACGAGCAATAGTATTCAAGGCAACCGTGAGGTCTGCCTGCTTATTCATTTGCAGCGGCGCTACATCATTAGGATTGCCAGCCACAATAGAACCATTGCTAGCTCTAGCCAGCGCATCGGGTCGTGTAGTTCCATTTGGATTACATAAGAAAATTATTTTAGCTGCGGCTGCAGATCCTTCAACAATTGATTTAGATAAATACTCAAGAGACTTAAGGTCTCCCAATAGGTCTTCACAGAAGCTACGTCCATAAGCTTCATGAGCTACTCGGAAAAGACGTAGAGGAATGAACGGGCACTTATCCATAGGAGAAGAGCCAGGTTTACCTATCTTCTTGCTATAAACTTCTTGATACCAATTACATTTATCCTTCTTATAATCCCACTGAACATGGGTAAATAGGAAAGTAGTTTTATCTGTAAACTTACCATCACCATTCTTAGGAGCTGTACCTTCAGGTAAAACATCAGTACTAACTTCTTCTCTAATAACTACTTCTAAAATATTTCCTTCTGGATCTCTCTTTAAACAGAAAGACTTAAGAGGATAGACTCTAGTACCGTTTTCAGCTATATATAATAACGCATTTCCACTAACAAGAAGATGCTTAAGAGCTTCAAATAGAGCAGTCCTATCTCCTGACTCCTCTATATCTCTCATAACAGACCTCTCCATTAGAGAAAGCTGCTGATCAAACTGTGATTGAATCTCTTTATAGTTATCTAGCTCCTTCTGGAGCTTCATATCATCTACAGATAACCTAAAAAACGCTTGATTTGGAGGTAGGAGAGCAATCAAAAGTTTGCTCGCTAAGTGATTAACACCTCTAGCTCCCAGCCCCTGGTAAGTAGTGTTAATTTTTGTATAGAGATTCTTCCCGCTGCTCTTATCATTCTCAGTAATAAGAGTAGGTAAAGTGTATTTACTACACTCAATACCTCTATCAAGGTAAATGGATTTCTCTGGCTCCAGAAAAGAATAAAGAGCCTGAGCTGTGTTTTTAGACATTTAGACCGCCAGTACCAGTTTTAGTTGTACCACCTCCAGTACCTCCCATAGCCAAAGCAGAGTTAGTCTCCACTTTAGTTCTTAAAGCTCTAGGTGTACCAACTCTCTTTCTAGATTTCCTACCAACGTTATGAGCTGACCGCTGTTGTTGTATCCTGCCTTGTAAATTTGATTGTTGTATTGCTCTTTGAGAAGCCCCTCGCTGTTGAGCTATCGATTTAAGTGCTGTTTGTTGTGCTGCACTAGCTTGGTCAATAGATAATTGCGTTCGTTTTCTAGTCTCAGCTATATTAGTTTCAAATTGTAATTGATTCTGTTTTGCACTCGCTTGCATTTGTGCAATCTCTTTATCAGATTGCTCACGCATTAAACGTGCATCTTCTCTAGCTTGTCTAGCAGCTCTTCTAGCGTTTGATGCAGCCTTTTGAGCTGCGTAAACTGTGGCTCCACCAGCTATGACGGAACCAATTAGAATAGCGGTTGATACAGGTTCTGCCATATCTAGTTGTACTTAGTTTCTTCTTGTAGTCTATACTGATCTTTCAAATGACGTACAACCGCCACCTGTCCAGCA